TCCATGAAATAGGCAGCAGCGACGTCAGCATATGCGTCAATCGAATCATTAAAGAGTATGCACCATTTACTGAGGACTATGCCTCAACACCCACCAGGCAGGTCATCCGACGCTGTGTTCTGAATTGTTTGCACGTATTAGAGGACTTGCACTACATCCAAACAAAGGAGGACAGGGACTACGTCATGCAACCAATAGAGTCTTAGGACTCTATTTTTTTGTCTTTTATAAAAAAAAGACGACTCCCTGAGTGTCGAACATTTTTGTCATAAGAGCGACCCTGCTCCTCCTTTGTTTGTTACTCTTATTATAATCCAGCAGCGACAGAAATCATCCGACCTTGTGACACTTATTAAACTGGCACAAGCGGCACACCATTATGCAGACGACTTGCTAAGATTAAGGTATGGAAAACAAAAACCCTATGACTTTTAAATCTGATTTGACTCCTGAGTTTGGCGGTGCTGTTCTTATGAATGAAGCAGCGAAGAAAGACAAAGCAGTCATGGCAGCATTAAGAAACCTCCAGGAGCAAAACTGGGAGTTTAAGTCACATCCGACAGGACATTGGAACATCAGCGACAAAGACTGATTTTCTTAACATTTCAGGGGTAGGCAACTGCCCCTTTTCCATTATACTAAAGACATCAAACAGGCATTTTAAAATGACTTCACTCTCAACCAACTGGCAGACCCCTTGGATCAATAACGTAAATTGGTTAATCGACTTGGTCAATGACCTTGGCGACCATGCGACTGACTACATTACAGACATTCGCACTATTGCCGACCAACTGTTAGAAGGCGACACAATCAGAGATGAGGTCGAAGAGTTTGCAGACACCCACGGGGTCCACAATCTAATGTTTTTGCAGGATTACAAAAACGCAGTTGACGAACTCTCTGAGGACATTGTAAGAGAATTCCTGGAGGACTTCGGAATGGACATGGTCGAACATGCCCCTGAGATGTATCAAGGCGAATACTCCAGCGGAGCAGAGTTTGCCGAGAGCATCGTCGACGACTGCTACGGTTGCGGAGAATTGCCAACATGGGTCCAAGTGGACTGGGAAAAGACCTGGGACTATGCTCTATGCTACGACTACACTATAACCGACTCAGGTTATGTGTTTAATAGCAACTATTAGACCAGTTGGGGAAGTGGCACACGCTTCCCCTATTTTTCCATTCGTTCTTTTATAATAAAGGAGTAACAAACAAATGACCTCTATGGCAAAAGCAATCGGAACAGTAAGAGCAACCGACACCAATGTTAAGGGGCACGTTCTGAGAGCATCATCAGGCGGTGGCATGACTTTCACAAAGGCACGGGGTCTGGGTAAGTGCATGGTCAAAGACCTTGACGGTGTGATCGCAAGAGCGAAGGCACAGTATAGGTTGGACCGCATGGCAATGGTTAGGCAGGGCAGTGCGACCTAATGGGTGCGTGCATCGGCAGTTGCCCCCCGTTGGGGGTTGCCGCCCCCCGTGGCGTTAAAAACCGATGGATCCCTTAAGCTATAAAGTGTTACGGAAGCGAGGTCAATATAACATCCAATATCAAAAAATTTTTCGCTGTATAAAAATCCTCACAGGGTCGCAGTTGCAAAAGATTCGCAATTACTATATAATGCAAAAAGAGAATACTTGTAATGCGAAAAAATTCCGAGCAAAATATTCGCCCCATAGAGATTGATCCAGTAACAAATGAGTATACATTAACAATACCAGAATGGTTGTTAAATGATATGGGATGGTATGAAGGAACAGAGTTAGAGTGGTTACAAGATTCAGATGAGATTTTTATTAGAGAAGCAGAATGAGTACCTTTCACATATACTTAAATGATCGTTGTTTGTTTAAGGATTTGAATGAAGAGGAGTTTGATATTATATGGGGAAGATTATACAGATCATACTATAAGGAAGAGTTAACATATTCAAAGATTACGGATATCCCTAACGAACAATATATCGAAGCATCTTATTGACGTTATAAGTAGATTGATGTATAATATTGATGTAATTACATAACGTTATGGCAAAAGGATTTACAGTAAAAGCAAAATCTCCTGTCGTTAAGAAAGAACCAGAATGGGATTTCGATAAAGCAAGGGAGATGATAAAAGGTAAGACAGTTGTATTCTGTTTACCTGGTCGTGGTGTCTCCTATCAGTTTTTGAAAAGTTTTGTACAGTTATGCTTTGATCTTGTCCAATCGGGTGCATCCATCCAGATCAGTCAAGATTATTCCTCAATGGTTAACTTCGCACGCTGCAAGTGTCTGGGTGCAAATGTATTAAGAGGACCTGATCAGAAACCTTGGGATGGTAAGTTAAACTATGATTATCAATTATGGATTGATTCTGATATAGTTTTTAATACTGATAAGTTTTATCAGTTGGTTCTAATGGATAAGGATATTGCTGGTGGATGGTATTGTACTGAAGATGGTAAGACTACTTCAGTTGCACACTGGTTAGAAGAAGATGACTTCAGAACAAATGGTGGTGTGATGAATCACGAAACCATTGATAGTATCAGTAAGAGAAAGAAACCTTTCACTGTTGATTATACTGGGTTTGGTTGGTTATTAATCAAGAACGGTGTATTTGAACACGAAGGTCTACCTTATCCTTGGTTTGCTCCAAAGATGCAGGTATTTGAATCGGGTGAGGTTCAAGATATGTGTGGAGAAGATGTTTCTTTCTGCTTAGATGCTAAAGAAGCAGGCTTTGAAATCTGGTGCGATCCACGAGTCAGAGTTGGTCACGAGAAAACAAGGATCATATAGAATGGCTAGCAGATATAACATATTACAGAATGGTAAGGTTATATTTGAAGACTTAGGGCAAGTTGAGTACTTCAGTATTATGGAAGACTTAGCAGTGGAGTATTATCAGAATGGTACTCCGCACCCTGATGAGATTACTTACGAAATTATGGAGGACTAATGGCAATTAAGGCAGGAATAGGTGGCGGTACTTATGTTGAGTCACGCCCGAAAAAGACTCGTCAAGGAAGGGGAAAACATACAAAGTATGCGTCAACCCCTCGTAACTCGGCTCGTAAAAGGTATAGAGGGCAGGGTAAATAACGAATTTGCACCCTTCGGGGTGCTTTTTTAATGGGAAAAATAAAAATGTTAACAAACGCTATAAATAAACATATAAAAATGTATATAATATGGCGATTAAACGCACATCAAGGGGTTTTAAGGACATAAGTTTGTCATTTTTACCTCATCCAGTCACAAATGACCTTCCAGTTCTATTGAATGAAAGGGCAATTACACGTTCTGTGCGTAATATTGTCGAAACAATACCAACTGAAAAGTTTTTTGACTCCCTTTTTGGTACTGATGTACGTGATAGTCTATTTGAGAACTTTACAAACTCAACGGTTACTATTCTTACTGACCAAATCAGGACTAGTATTCTAAATTATGAGCCAAGAGTTGAAAATATCAATGTAGATGTGAATGCTAAACCCGATTTAAACGCTTTAGAGATTATTATATTCTTTGATATTGTTGGATTAGACGTTCCTACACAATCATTTTCATTCATATTAGAACCCACTAGGTAATATGCCCTTTACACAGTTTACAAATTTAGACTTTGATCAAATTAAAGTTCAAATAAAGGATCATCTTCGATCAAATTCAAATTTTACTGATTTTGACTTTGAAGGTTCTAATTTTTCTGTCTTAATTGACACTTTAGCGTACAATACTTACATTAATGCCTTTAATGCGAACCTAGTTGTTAATGAATCCTTCCTAGATTCAGCAACTGTAAGGGAAAATGTGGTTTCTTTGGCAAGAAATATAGGTTATGTACCCCGTTCTAAGACTTCAGCAGTCGCTAAAGTCAAAATTGAACCTGTTGAACTTGAAAATCCTACTGATATACCGTATATAAGATTAAGAGCAGGTTTAGTATGTGTTGGATCAACAAATAATACGACTTATAGATTCTCTATACCCTCAGATATCACTTCAGTAAGAAAAAATAGTGATAATAAGTACGTTTTTGATGAATTTGATGTCTATGAAGGTACATTTTTACGTTCAAGATTTAATGTAATCTCACCTAAGACAACTCAGCAAAGGTTTATTTTAGATAATCCTAATATTGATACCACTACCTTAAGAGTTACTGTTGGTACAAGGAATTATTCTATGGTTGATAACATTTTATCACTGAATAAAAACTCTGAGATCTTTTTATTACAAGAAGTTCAGGATGGAAAGTATGAAATATTGTTTGGGGATGGTTTATTTGGTAAGCAATTAGAGGATGGTGATGTAATTACTGCATCATATATTGTTACTGAGGGTGAAGATGGAAATGGTCCTGCTAATTTCTCTTTCCAAGGTACATTTTTAGATCATCATACCCCAGCTCAGTTAGTTACACCAAATGATAATGTAGTATTAACTACCGTTAATTCCGCTTCTAACGGCGGTGAAGCGGAAGATGTGTCATCTATTAAGTATTTTGCACCTAGACTTTACTCAGCACAATATAGAGCAGTTACATCAAGAGATTATGAAGCAATTATATCTTCAATTTACCCTCAAACTGAATCTGTTGCTGTTATAGGTGGAGAAGAATTAGATCCACCTCAGTTTGGTAAGGTTCAGATCAGTATCAAACCAAAAAATGGAACATATGTTTCCGATTTTGATAAGCAAAATATTAAAAGTAAATTAAAGAGTTACTCTATTGCTGGTATTAATTCCGATATAATTGACCTTAAAGTCATATATGTGGAACTTCATTCAACAGTTTATTATGATTCTTCAAAGGTTGCAGATTCCTCAGATTTAAAATCTTCTATTAAGAGTTCATTAACAAAATACTCAAATAATGTTGAGATGAATAAGTTTGGTGGTAGGTTTAAGTATAGTAAAATTAACCAATTAATTGATAGGGTTCATGAAGGAATTACTTCTAATATTACAAAGGTAATAATAAGAAGAGACTTGAAGGCATCTTTAGATACATTTGCACAATATGAGTTATGTTTTGGTAATCGTTTTCATATAAATCCTGCAGGATTTAATATTAAGAGTACTGGATTTACTATTTCTGGATCAAATAAGACAGTTTATCTTACAGATGTTCCAAATAAAAATGCAGATGGTTCATTGGATGATACTAATATGGGCACATTAAGTGTTGTAAGCACTAATGAGAAGAATGAACAGAATGTTATTCAAAAGGAAGTTGGAACTGTTGATTATAAAAAGGGTGAAATTATATTGAATACAATCAATATTACATCGACAATGGCAGCAAATAATATTGTTGAGATTCAGGCATTCCCAGAATCAAATGATATTATCGGATTCAAAGATTTATATCTCTCATTTGACGTTTCAAATACTACGATAAATATGGTAAGAGACGTAATTGCTTCTGGAGAAGATGTATCAGGCGTTGTATTTACAAGAGATTATTACACATCAAGTTACTCAAATGGAGTGCTAGAGAGGATATAAAATATGTCGCAAATTGACAAAAGAATAGAAGTCAACAGAATTATTGAGAATCAGTTACCAGAGTTTGTGGTATCTGATTTTCCTAAAGCTGCTGAATTTT